CCACGTATTTTTATAATTTGGAGCGAGAATACCGGTTTGTGTGCTTGAAACACCTGTATTTGCGGGTGTAAAAATTAATCCGTCGGTATTATATTCGTATAAACCTTCTTTAATATTATTTAAAATTGCATTACAACCTTCAAATATAGCAGTGCCGTAAAATTTCTTAACAACTATTCTAAGATGTATATTTGGATTGTTTGTAACTGATTTTAGTTCTATTATTTTAATAGCACTGCTTAATATATTAAGACGATATGCAACAATATTTTCTTTAATGCTTTTAGTTTTAGTTTTATCTTCTTTATCTTCTTTATCTTCTTTATTAGCATTAGCATCTGCAATAACTGCCTGGTTATGTAATTTAATAAATGGCAGTCCTGTAACATTTTTTCCGCCTATATAGTATATATCGAAACAAGCGTACATATTTATAAATTCGCCTTTTTTATTATGTAAAACGTGTTCTCCGTCTATAATAGTGTTATAAAGCTCTTTTTTCTCAGTATAGCATCCTGTAAACTGTAAATTTACAGTATTAGGAATAAAATATAGTCGCCCATTAGAGGCTATATACAATAATTTTCTAGTTCCGTCCGCCTTATCTGTTACTGTATAATTGTTTCTAATATTAGGAATAGAACTGTTACTATCGTTTATTTCCGACTCAGGTAGTAGATTGATCATTTGCAACGTGGATGAGGCAGGACCAATATGATCTTTAACATTAATAGTACTATGCTCTTTATATTCGGATCCTTTTATTAATTTCAAATATTCTTGACCCACATTAACGATCTCGCTAATAGTTACAGGATAATTGGTTTCTTGTAGTCCGATCAAAATATATTTAATAACTTTTCGTAAATTAATATACAAAAATTCTTTGCTAGCGGCTAATTTATTTAAGCTAATAAATTCATTATTTAATTCAATCTCTATTTCAAAGTTTTCTAATGAATTAAACACTTCAGAATCCTTAATATTGTATTGTTCAATAAATCTGCCATTTTGCGATTTGGACGTTTTTACAATACTACAATGAACTAAGAATGGTAATTGTGGATGTTTATATTCATAACGCTTAATGTATCTAAATACCTTTTTAATTGAATTCCATTTATCTTTTAGTTCTTCAATAGAAGAATGTGTTAGTGTAAAGTTTTGCTCTACTTGATAACAAACGCGAAAATTATAATCGTCAAAATCTAGCGGATATAGCACAACTTTATCATTTTTAAAATATTCTTTTTGAACAAAAGAGAGATTTTGCTCATCTAAAATTCCAGAAAAATTATTCAATTTGCAATAGCTTTGTATGTTTGGTAGTCCTGTTATTTGTGTTCTAATATTAGACATATTGCTAGCATTCATAATTTTTAACTGATAACTTTCATTATTTAATTTAAAATCATAATTGAGAAGGCTTTTTATAATATTATAAAATTCCACCTTATTTATATTTTTAATTTTTTTTGTTCCAAAGCGAATTTCAAATTCGGGGTGCATATTTTCAGGAAATCGCGCATAACTGGATAAATATATATCAATATATTTTACAAATTTCTCACTAAGTTCGCCATTAAGACTTTCTTGTGCGTCATTAGTTACTCTGCTTTTACTCATAATTAATATATAATAGTATTTATTATTTATTATTTATTAATTAATAATATTGTAGTAATATCAATTTTGATAAAAAAGGAACAAAATAAACAAAATAAACAAAATAACAAAAAAAACTGAAAAGTCCCCTTATTAGTTGTGCGACTTGTCTTTAAATCAATTGTTTTAATATATTCTCGTAGAGGTCCTGCTTTTTCTTTTTTTTACCGTGTTCATCATAAATAGTAATGTTTAATTTACCAGCAATAGTTGTTAAATCGCTTAAACTATAACTACTAAATGCTTTTAATGGTTTTTCAATGTTTTCAATGTTATAATAACTTTTTAATAATGTTTGAAGTTGTTCTTCGCTATAATCGCTAATTACTTGTACGTCAAAATTATTGAATGTATCACTAATTTTAACATTTGAAATTTCTATTAGCTTATAATTTTTTAAATTAATAACGCTTTCATCACTATTTGTGCATAGCACACAATATGTGTTATTGTCACGCACTACAATTACATTTAGCAAATATAATACACATAAGGCGTGAAAGGTTTTAAAACTGATTTTCTCATTATTTGTTAAATCATCTTCGACAACCATTTTTTGTATTTTGAATTCTTTCAAAATATTTTTTTGAAGCCTAAGCTTTTCTACACTTGCAATCTTGAAATCTTTCATTGTTTTGAATGAATTAATATTTTCTAAATCGCTGTCTGCAAAATTATGCAATAGCTTATAAAACACCCAAAATAATTTATCAGCAAAATTTTTAGAATTATTAATCTTGTGTGGTTCATAATATTTACTGAATTTTTTTGTATATTTTATTTGTATTTGACTTCTTGGAACATTGGCTGTGTCTAGTGCCTTACTAGTACTAGTTGTTGTGCTTACTACCTTACTAGTATTAGTTATACTATTCGCTAGTGGCACTACATTTTCTTTACAATTTAATTCATATAGCATATATTGCTTAAAGTCGTGCAAATCAATGTTTTTGATTAATTCTTCCTTAGTAAGAGCTAACATTTAATAAATAGTATTATTTGTCTTTATTATCTTTAAAATAAGTTGTTTGCAAATTTCTTTTCAATTTTTCATCTTTATTAATTTCGTTTTCTTGTTTTTTAACAAAATCAATATAATTATTAATCTCCTGATATGTTTTATATGAGATTTTGTTTAAATTGACAAAAATGCCATTACTATTTTCATTTAAATAAACATTATTTAATTTTAAGATTTTACCTATTTCAATGTGGTGAAAGCTTTCAAGGACTTCAATTGCTTTGCACAATTTACTTAAGTCGCTTGAATTCATATTATTTTCATTATTTTCATTATTTCCAGAGTCAATTAAATTGGTTTTCATAGTAATATTTTCATTTTCATTTTCATTTTCATTTTCAACACTAACGCTCATTATTATAATATTAAAAAATAGTTTTTAATATTATAATAAATTATAATGTTTATAATGTTTAATAATGTTTATAATGTTTAATAATTATAAATTATAATTTTTAATATTTTGAGCAAGACTTTTAGGAACTCTAATTTGTAATTTATTTTCATCTTGTGTCATGCTATTTTTAGGCTTTGAATTTGAATAAGTAGTGGTTTCTAAATCATTTTTGAGTGTTTCATAATTATTAATACTTATTAATTCAGCAATTACACTAATAAATTTATCATTTAACTCATAACGCTGTCCCAAAATTCTAACTTGTAAAATATCGTTTTCTTTTATTTGTGAAAACATTTCATTATTGTAATGATGATCACGAGCTATAAAAATAATATAGGGACTAGATCCATCGTCTAGGACTAATTCAGCACGAACACCCACTTTAGTTAATGATTTAGCAACACAGTTAATTAGCATTGACTCGACTGGATTTGTAATTAAACATTCAAATACGCACTCAAATAATACTTTATTGCCAAATAATTCACCACTAGAATAGGTCAATAGCTTAACACTATTGTTTTTAATAAACCCCTCTTTAATACACTTGTTTTCATTAAAGCTTTTGATTTTAGCCTCTAAAATATTATAAATATTATTATTTATTTCATTAAAAGTTAACACAATCTTTTGTGTTAACAGTGAACGCATAAATATATGCGAATTATCTAAAACAGCTTTATTAGGAATTGATTTCCGAGTTTGTATTTTAGACATAGTATACTAATATATATATTAATAATTTAATCTTTAAAATTATTTCAATTATATAAATAATTATATTTATATAATTTTTTTATTATTTATTATTTATTATTTATTATTTATTATTTATTATTTATTATTTATTATTTATTATTTATTATTTATTATTTATTATGTAAAAATTTAAAGATTATTTATTAGTGCATCAGAGAGATTTATGAACCATCGCTTGCCATTATTTTTACGCATATCGTATAATCGAAAATAAATTTCTTGAGCAGCACAAAAGTATGTTTGATTTAGTGCCTTTAGTGTATTAAGCACGTCTTCTTTTACATTTAAAAGTGTAAAAATCTTTTCAGTATTTGCTTTTCCTGCTTGATCACATCGAGCCCCTTTATTTGTTGCAGTTTTTATTTTGAATTCTGTAACTAATTCTTTTGTTATTTTTTTATTAACTGCTAAAATTCCTAAAACATCAGATAGACTTTCACTAGGTATTTTATTGGCTTCAATAACTTTATCAAAATCATTATAGTCCTCAAATTCACCAATAACTAAAATCACATTTGCAGGTTTTTCACTATCACTTACGTTTTTAATCATATATAAGGTATAATCCCTAAACTCGCTTTTATTTGGTATTAGTAAAGCATTAGCCTTAGTCTTAGCATTAGTGCTTTTCAATATTTTCGAATTATAATAATTCAATAATTGCTTATTAAAATCAGTTTCTTCGCCGTAACTAGCATTCAATAAATAAATAGCAAGAAGCACCGTGTTATTATAATCCAAGTCATCAAGTAATATATGAATTGCTAGACTATTAACTTCGTCGCGTGTTAGCACGTTCTTTGTTGTCAAAATATCCATTATTTTGCCATAATAAAAATATTTGTTATCTTTAATTGGTTTCGTCCCTTTTACTTGTTGAAAATGCGTAATTATGTATTTGTAATTATTTTCTAATTCTGCTATAATCGATTTGATCAAAGTTATGTTGCTAGTTGATAAACCATCTAAATCGTTGTTTGCATAAAATTTGATTTGTGAAGTATTTTTTTCTTTTTTTTCATTTGCATGTAGACCATTATTTTCCTGTGTTTCGTTTAATCTCACCGACTCAGATATATTCACTTTTAATTCATTTGGTTTAGTTAGTATAGGATTGGTGCGTTCAAATAATGTTGCATCACTATTTAAATCGGCTGGTTGAAAAATATACATAGTATCAATATTTATTAGTTTTCCTGAGTTATTATATTTATCTGTTATAAATATGTTTTCATTATTTACTAGCTCATCGAGTGCATTGTTTATGTGTTCTAATGGATAATCTTTAAACGCAGTAATGTGCTTAATAATGTCAGTCTTAGTATAAAAGTATTTTTCCTTATATAAATCTCTCAACATTTTTGTAAGCACTTCGTTATTTGTTTTCAAAAAAGTGTCATTATAAAGCGAACTATTTACTTTTAAACTTCTGCCATATATTTTGTCATAGTCTTCACTAGAAGGCTTACAAAAATACCGGCATTCAGCCATATAATCGCAAAGAGCGCTATATGCTTTGTCGCCTATAGTATAGTTAATTGAAGAGTTATTAGAAAGCGTTATGGCCAAGTTTTTATTCAAAAATTTCTCGTCGAATTTTTGTTGCTCGTAATTAAGTAAGCAATCTATACTATGCTCTTTAAGCACTCGTGTAACAGTGCCAATTACTCTCGCTTTTTCTTCCGCTTTTCTATAAATAAATAAGTCTACCGACTCAGTATTATTATTTAATAATGTACCATGCATATATATTTGCACATTTCGCAACTTAAGAGGAAGATCCTTGTGACTACACGTTCTAATTGCTCTGCCTATAATTTGCTCAATTCTATTTATATTATACCAAGGCTCTAAAATGTGTATTTGTCTAATATATTTAAAATCTAATCCTTCACTTCCTGCTGCCGATAAAAGTATTACTTTCACTATTTCACCATTAATATTATTTGTGTCAGTGCAAGCCTTTAAATCGCCTACTATATCAGGAGAAATATTGCTGTTTCCACTAATAATAACGTATTTTGCGCCTCTAAAACGCTGTCCTTGTTCAAAGTCCGACTTCTTCTTATAAGTATTTACATCTAATTCTTCGCTAGGAGGACTAGCAAATAAAGATTTATTAGATCCATAGCGAGTAAATCCCGATGTTTCTAATGCTAATGCTAGTGGTATTAAACCCGAGTCAATAAATTGTGAATATATAATAATTGGACCTTGCGAATTAAAAACAGAGTCTAATATAGATTTAATCTTAGTACTATATTTTTCTATTACATCATAATCAAATATATCACTTGTAGCAAATTCGCTTTTAAATTTATAGCCGTATCTTGATTTTGGTGCCTGGCTTTCTTCATAGCTCATTATATTATTTATTCCCATTTTACCAATAATATCTCTAATGTTAACAAGCGCGTTTATTTCCTCAAGATTAATATTAGCAATAACATCTTGAATATTTTCATAGAGCGCCATTTTTTCATCAAAATAAGCCTCTAATTTACTATTAGGAAACACCATATTTAGCGCTTCTAATGGTTTTTGTAATAATGTGTATCCAAATGTTTCCATTGCATTAATTTTCTCTTCGTCGAATTTTGATATGTTATTTTTAAGGACAATATTATATACAAATTCTTGATAAGGCGACACTTGATTTACGTATATATCAAATAATTCTATTTTTTCGCTTAAGCTAACACCGTTGATTTTTAATTCGGGATATTTGGCATTAAATATGCTTCTAGTTTCTGAAAAATTGTTTGGCAATATTCTAAATGGAAAACTTAATGGATTATCGCCTTTAACATAGCTAACATAGCCATTTATCTTTCTCTTAAACAATTCGAGACCAACTTGCTCGCCTGCACTATTTACAACAAAACTTCCGTCGCCGTTAAACACGTCTTTTAGCTCTATTTTTGACCTATTATCGTTAATATTTAAAATATTTATTAAAAAAATGATTTCTTTGAAGTCGTTAAACATTGGTGTTGCTGACATAAATAGCAACTTTAAATTATTAACATTTTTAACCAAATTCATTAGTTCGTTGGATACTAATTTATTGCTATTATCTTTAGACTGGCGTATATTATGTATTTCGTCAATTATGATTAATCTATTATTGAAATATTTTTGCAATTTCTTTTTAATCAGCATTTTTCGCTTAGTGTTATTTGGATCGTCGCTTAATAACAGATTTGTAATGTTGGATTTTTTCATTATTAAATTGCCAAATTGTGTATAACCCATAAATAAATAGTAATTTGATATAATGTTTTTAACTATTTTTATCACTTTTTCACGCGACAAATTTTTTTGCAATATATTAATCTCATTTAATATGTTTTGACCTGCGCAATTATTAATAGTCCAATATCCATTGTGCAACTCTAATTTACTTTCATCGAATAATTGTAAATAAAAATTTTCCTGCACATTTGGAGAGGCTACAATAATAATTCTATCATTATATCCCATATATTGCAAATATTTTCTGGTTTCTTCTGCTACACCTATTGCTGAGCACGTTTTTCCTGTTCCTAGTCCGTGAAATAATAAAAGACCATTATATGGTGTATGTATTGATAAAAAGTTTTTAATAAACTTTTGATATGGTGCTAATTCAAAAGCCTTATTGCATATTTCATTTGCTTGCTTTTCAAAATCTGTGTCAATATTTATTTTTATTTTATTTTCCATAAGCTCTTTGTTGTGTGCTATTTTAATATTGAAAAATTCATCATCGTGATGAGGATATAAATATTTATAATTACTATTTAGCGGGTTTTTTAACTCTTTTGCATTTAATAACTCTAATGCATTTAGATAATATTTTAAATCGGTTTTTGTATTTACACCGCTTTCTAGGCCTTCCAATTCGGATTTGTCTAAATCTATTTTGTTTATATTCTCTCTAAATAGTGAGGCTAAATATAAATTATTCTTTTCTTTTGTTTCTGGCTGTTTTATACTTGAAACAACGTCTTCTGTGTCTTCTTCCTCTTCTGGTTCCTCTTCTGGTTCCTCTTCTGGTTCCTCTTCTGGTTCTTCTTCTTCTTCTTCTTCTTCTGGTTCTTCTTCTGGTTCTTCTTCTAAACTAGTCTCTTGTGGTTCAACTTTTTTTCCTTCGCCTAAGTCTGGTTCTTCAATCATTTCTGGTTCTTCATCCTCTTCTGCTTCGTCTTCGCTTGCTTCTTCTGCTTCATCTTCGCTTGTTTCATCTTCACTTGTTTCATCTTCTTCTTCCTCTTCTTCTGCTTCATCTTCGCTTGCTTCTTCTGCTTCATCTTCGCTTGCTTCATCTTCGCTTGTTTCATCTTCTTCTGCTTCTTCTTCTGCTTCTTCTGCTT